CCCGTCTCCATTACCCAAAAGGAAGGAAATCTTATGTTCACATACGTTGTTCCGTCGATTATGATCTTTGGGGATTTTTCCATAGATCCTAATCTGGTACTTGTATCGATGCCATCTAGTCTTAGGAGTCATTTGACTACTAGACTCTTTGACGACGATACTAGCCACCTGGAACGCGACATGAAGCAGAGATTTCTAACCTTTGATAATTTGAAAGGGAAGGGTGTTCATCACTGTCGAATTACGGGCTGGATCGGCTCTTCTGCTCCACGTAAAGTGGTGCAGTTGAATCGTCAGTACGCAATAGACGTGGTGAGGGATCTTTTTGGAGCTTATCCGTTGTTTTCGGAGGGCTTCAATGGATCCTACCTTCGCTTACAGGGTAATGAAGTCGGGGTCTTTAGCAGCGGACATTAGTCCGCAGCGTAACGCTGCATCGGAGTACACAATGTCATACACGAAGATTAACAGTATACATACTCAATATCGCTATGACCATTTTGGTCCCGACGTCGCCAATAACGAGCGTTTTAATCTCGGCTATACAGTCGAGAGAACTCGTACGGGCGACAGGAACCTAAATTGGAAACAGCAGGTATTGGCGCATGTTTCTGCTTCGACGAATATGACAGGTGTATTCGAGTCTGTTGACTCAGAATCTGGGTCTGGATTTTTGAATTATCATGATCTGTTCGCACCTTTTAAGAAATGGCAGATGTCGTATTCTGGTGACATCGCCTCTTATAGGTACTTACCGACCGTGTTTCATTCGAATCCTATCCTTGGTTTAGATGCTGCACTGAGCAGAGCATGGGGTAAGGCTTACAAACAGATCCGAAAGGCGCAGACTTCCATGTCTGGAGGTGTGTTCCTTGGAGAGCTGAAAGAAGTCTATCACATGCTTCGACATCCGGCTGAAGGTCTTAGAAAGGCTATCAGAGAGACGTACCTTAATAAGCTTGATAGGCTTAAAAGGCGCTCTCCTGGTAAATGGTCTAAGGCTCTCGGTCAGACGTGGCTCGAATCTAGCTTCGGCTGGAGGCCGTTCATAAATGATCTCGAGGACGCTGCATTAGCGTACCAAGAGCTCACTTCGAATAACCACCAGGAATTCCGACATATCCACTCTATCGGTAAGGATGATAGATTGGTAGGTCGGCTGAGTAATGACTCGTTTCCAACCAAACTCGATTTTTTCCTAATTGGGAATCAAAAGATTTGGGATGAAGCGTTAGTCATTATTCGAGGCGAAGTTAAACGCGAGTTAGTAACGACCGCAATGCAGAAGGCCAGACTCTTCGGATTGAATCCCGCTGAGTTTGTCCCTACTGTTTGGGAACTTCTTCCCTGGTCGTTCCTCGTGGATTATTTCACCAATATTGGTGATATCCTCGAAGCAGGAGCAACTGACACCTCTAAGGTGGCCTGGATTTTGCAAACCTCGATTAGCATACGCAAGATGGAAGCGTATGTAGTCGTTGATACTGCGAAAAACCAAGCCCTAAAAGGTGCCAAATTTGATTCTGCTGGAGGAATTCCAAGCTCAGTTAAGTACCAAAGACGTGTTGTCGCCCGTATCCCGGCTTCACCAGTAATTCCTTCACTGGTGTTTGAACTTCCGGGGAGCAGCATAAAGAGCCTTAATCTGCTCTCTCTGTTTGCTCAAGCAAACGTCTTGTATCCGCAGGACACCAGTAAGCTCAGGGGAAGAACATTTCGTTAGTCCCTTTTGAGAAACTGGCCCGGAGACCATTTCATAACGGTCTCTTTCTTATCGGAGTTATCTGATGGGTGTAACATTCACGTCCCCAATTACTGGGGCAGCGCAAACCGGTCTCACTTCTCCTACCTATACGCATGTAACGGACCAGGCTCCCGATAGTAATGGGCGCCAGGTCGCGGTTACTGCTCTAGGTGGGACTCAGACCGGGGTTACCACGCATAGCGTGGCAGCACCTTTTACGCTAACGGTTGTCAAGCCCAAGGTTTTCAAATCCCTTGGAAAGGCCAATCCGGTAACGGGTTTGATTAGTAACGTACCTAAGAACGTCTACAAGTTTATCACCCGTAAGGGTGTTCTGCCCTTGGCTGGTCAGCCTTATTCGACCATGCTTGTCACCACAGTTATTGAGGTGCCAGCTGGTTCGGATCTTGCTGACCCGGCAAACGTCAGAGCTGCTTTATCCGCTCACTTCGGTGGCGTCGCTCAGCAATCTGCTGGGTTTGGCGATACCGGTGTGACAGGCATTCTTTAAAATGCCGTGGCTAAAGCTTCTTCTTGTAGTAGACCTAGCAACGAAAGTTGTGAAGTCTATTCTCGGAGCGATCAGACCCAAAGGAATGATCAAACCGAAAAATGCCGCTTCAAAAAAGACACGAAAAGTGGCTTCAGCGAAGTGACCGTTCTCTACGTTACAACTCTTAAGGTGCTACTATGCATAGTTCTGCTGGTAACCTTGCTGCACTTCTTGACGCCGATCTTGCCAACAATGGTTGGAACGGTTCAGTAGAACCATACCCCGGGATTCCTGTGAAGCAGTTTGCTTTCCAGGCCCTCAGGAAGAGTTTTCTTAAAAAGTTTCATAATAAGAAGACTATGCCTGACTGTGATAACGCAGCACTGCGTAAGTTTACGCAAGTAAATCTTAACTGTGCTAAGTATACAGCGGATGTTTCAACCGTTGACGAGCTCCTCTGGACTGCGATCGGTGAAGCTAAAAGCTTCATCGATCGATTCTGCAATCCGGAGGGGTTGCCACTCCTTAATCTTGCTACTATTGAAAGAGGGATGGCATTTGGAAAGGGAGCGAATATCGGAGCTAAGAGCGGCGACCCTTACGGGAAGCTTGCAATTAGTCGATTGACGTTCTCTGACCCGGCGTTGCTTATTTTATTTAAGCACACAAATGATGGTCGGACGCTCTGGAACGAGCAAGAGCAATTTCGTTCCCGAAATTATCCTACCTCATTAGTGCAAGGCAGTAAACTCTCCTTTGTTCCGAAATCAAACGAGATTTCAAGAACGATATGCACCGAACCCATTCTGAATATGTTCTTTCAGAAAGGAATAGGGTACGTTCTGGAGAAGCGCTTACGTGAGGTCGTAGGAATTGACCTTAGTTCGCAACCTCAGAAAAACCGTGCTCTAGCTCGGATTGGATCACTAAACGGTAGGTTTGGTACTATCGACCTATCTTCTGCTAGTGATTCTATGTCCTGCACACTTGTAAAGGACTGGTTTCCAGACCACATTGTCAGGTGGCTGGAACTCACCCGTTGCAAGCAAACCACCCTTCCGGATGGCAGTGCTTTGGACCTGCATATGATCTCTTCGATGGGAAACGCTTTTACATTCCCACTGCAGACGATCTTTTTTACGTCCTTGGTCGTAGGTGCTTATGCTGCTCTCGATTTAAAACTCGAGAAACCGCGTGGCGACACTATCGGCAATTTCGCCGTATTCGGGGATGATATCATCGTCTTAAACGAGGCTTATAACCTTGTTCTTAGGATGTTATCATTCTCCGGATTTAGTGTAAACTACGATAAGTCCTTCAATGAAGGACTATTTCGTGAGTCCTGTGGCCATGATTATTATCAAGGCCACAACGTACGAGGGGTTTATTTAAGAAAGCTCCTTGACGACTTGGACTGCTATAGTGCATTCAACAGATTAGTCGCTTGGTCTGCTCGTAATGAGGTTGTCTTAGACCACTCTCTAACCTACCTAATGGAACAGGTAGGCAGAGTCCTTGTCGTTCCTCTTCACGAGGATGATGAGGCTGGTTTCAAGATACCTCTTTACTACATTAGACAACGCCTAGCCCGCAATCGTAGATTTCAAAGTTTTAACTACGTTGCAGCTCGTCGTCGTCCTAATGTTGTAAGCATGCCGCTCGACCAGTCGGATGAGAGAGCAATAAGACGTTTAAAACGCGTCTTACCCGGATGGAGTTATAACCCAGCTGGTTTGCTCTTACTTCTTTTGCACGGTAGCATTCGGAAGGGTCGGGTTACTCTCCGGTTGGAGACTAACAAGACCCAATATTGTAAAAGGCATAGTTCTTGTTGGGACTATACCGATTACGAGTGGCCCGACAGGGCTACCTTTTTGAGTCGATTTTCTGACTCAATCGCCGCGGTTATTCTGCGGTTTTAAAGCTCGAAAGAGCACCCAGGGAAGCTGACAACTACATTAACTAATGTAATG